CACCACTTGATACTTCAGTAATAGAAACTAAACATTTCTTATCTCCAAAGTTGTGAGTTGCAGTTAAAGTTGTATTACTACCATCTCCGATAGTTACATTAACTTTATCAGCAGCTATTTGTTGGTCAGCTAATTGTAAAGCTCCTTGAGGAGTTACAGCTCTATTAGTTGCTGTACCAGCTTTAGCTTCAGTATTAGTAGCTAATTCAACAATACCAGCTACAGTTGTAGAAGCATGATTAATTGTTGGTATACTTGGTGCACCAGTTAAATCACCGTAAGCTCCAGAGAAATGATTTAAATCACTAATCTGAGATTCAGTTATTGATAAAGCAGCTTGATGTCCAGTTACGTCACCTTGAGTAACAGTATATCCAGATATGTATGCACTTGAATCAACAGAACCATCAGCTTTTAAGAATTGACTTGCAGTACCACTAGTTTTAACAAAGCTAGTAGATTCAATTAAACCTCCAAATTTAGAAGGTAAAGTAGAATCAACGTTTATAGCTCTTGCAGTTCCTGTGTTTGGCGTAGGTACAGTATCGTTTTGAATCTGTAGGTATGCGAAGTCTCCTTCAATAGTACCAGCAGTATAATCAAAATCTAATAATTGTACAGCTATAGCACCAGATACGTGACCAGCAGTTAAATCTACAGTTGTGTGTGCACCTTGTAACCATTGAACGTCTGCATTAGCATTTTGTAAGAAAGTAGAAGTATTGTTACCAATTACATATCCTAAATCACCTGAACCACTTATTCTAGCTCTAGATTGAGAACCGTAAGCAGATGCCCAAGTTGGATTAGCACCACCAGCATCAGAACCTGAATATTTAGCTTCCATTGCAGCACCATAAATCACACCAGCATAACCACCTGTTCCAGCCATTTCAGACTTAGACCAAAGTCCGTAGTTATATCCAGCTTTATTAGAACCAGTTGCTTTAGATTCAGACCACATACCCATATTAAAAGAACCACCATCAGTAGTCTCTTGATTAGCTTTTATAGTAGGATTCTGTATAGAACTATCAGTTCCAGCATATGTTTCAACAACAGATACTTTATCAGTAACATCAACTTTGTTGAATATTACATCATCAGTAGTAGCTAATTCTTGATCGTATAATGTAATACCAGAACCATCAGAGATGCTTATTGCATTACCAGATATACTTAAATCTTGTGCACCAATTGTAGAAGGTACATTAGTTAAATCAGAATAAGAACCAGAGAAATGATTTAAATCAGATATCTGAGACTCTGTAATACTTAGAGCAGCTTGGTGTCCAGTTACATCGGCTTGACTAACTGTATAGTCAGAAATGTATGCATTACCATTTGTAAGTTGATTATTATTAGACGGTATAGTTGGAGTTCCACTTAAAGAACCGTAAGCACCATCAAATAAACTAGGCTTATTTAATATTAAAGCATCACCACTTGCAGCATTCCAATCAGATTGTACGTTTTGCTCAGCATTACTTGGAGCTAAAGTTAAATCATTTGTAAATCCACTTAAACTTAAGTCAGATTGTGTTCCACTAATTTCATCAAAAGCAACATCAGAAATGTATGCATTACCGTTAGATAATTGATTGTTATTAGTTGGTATAGTTGGAGTACCTGTTAATTGACTGTACCCTACTGTTAAAGCAGCTTCATGAGCAGTTACATCAGCTTCTGTTACTGTGTAATCTTTAATGTATCCCATTGTAGCTATATCACCATCACTTAATTGTGTGTTAGTATCGCTTGTTGGTAATGCATCAATAAGGTCTTTTAAGACTTTACCTTGAGCAGCAGATAAACCTTCTGAAGTAGAAGTACTTGTTAAAGTATTATTAACTGTAATACCATCTAAAAAGTCAGACATATCAATAGTGAAAGTACTTGCATCACTTCTTGTGAATGTAGCTAAACCAGTTGATCCGTTAATAGAACCAGAATTTAATCTAGCTAAGTTAGAATCATCTAAATATAAAGATAAATCTAAATCAGTTTCAGTTCCATCTTCATCAGTATACTTTAATATGTTAGAGCTAAGAGCTAAACTTGTTACAGTTTCAGATACAGCAGAACTAGATATTGCGTTAGTAACGAATGTATGAATTTGATCAGCAGTTGCAAGACCAGCTCCACCATCAACGATAGCAGCAGTCTGTACGTCAATAGTTGGATCAGCAGCAGTACCACCAATAGTTAATAGAGAAGAATCTCCACTTGAGATAGCTTCTACTTGACCGTTGATTGAGTACCATGCAGTACCATCATGTGCCATTAACTCATTGTTAGCTGTATTGTAATACAATTTACTTTGAGCACCAGAAGGAGCAGTTCCTAATGGATGAATTTTTACGTTCTGTAATTCATTCCCTTCTAAGGAAATATTACTTAGGTATTTAATTGCCATAGTTATTATTATTTATTTGTTATTAATTAATTAAAGTATGCTTTTCCACTGAAGGAATAAGCGAAATTTATTGTTAAGTTATTAGTATCTATAAACGTTATCTCACCAACTACCACTGAATTACCAGAGTCAACTACAGTTATGGAAGGGAATTTACCCAGTCCATGAGAAACAGACCATGATGTAGAAGCAGATGCTTGATTATGAATAAAGTTCTTATCACCAGATAGTGAAGTATCTACAGTAATGTAATTAGAAGTATTAGTATCCTGTATATAAACGAAATCTGTATCATGCATATTAAACCTTTCAGCAGCATTATCAGTCGTATATTCATCTTTAACTTGTAACTTATCTCTGAATAGTAATTTACCAATTGAATCTTTTAATGTAAGTAAATATGTTTTACCATCTATTAATTCTCCAGTAGATATACTATAAGAAACCTCTACACTATTATTGGAATAAACCAATGCAGTAGGAGTTAATTCAGTAACAACACTACTACCTTCTTCTATAAGGCTAATAGTTATCTCGCTCGAAGCGTATGTATTGTCTGTCCTCAGTATTGCATCGAATACTTGTAGGCTGTTTGTGTTAGTTATGATCATAGTATTATAACGCTAAAATGTTGTTTTTGTTTGGCTTATATATAAAGCAAAAAAAAGACCTACACACTGAAGTATAGGTCTAATTTTATATTAAAAGTTAGTTAACTTATTAAGCACCTTCAGTAACAGTAAATCCATCAACAGCACCCATAAGAGCTGAATCAACGTAAGTTGACATGTTAATTTCTTTACCTTCAAATGAAAGATTATAACCGTTTAAGTCTCCCATAGCTCCACCAGTAGATGTAGATACAGATACTTCAACTCCATTCTTAGCACCAGCTAATCTAAAGTTACCGTTATGATCCTCTATAATTACGTGAGGTCTACCGTAAGATAATAATGTTAATTCAGCTTGAGTAGCAGAATCTTGTACTTTAAGAACTAATGCTCCTGTTTGAGTAAAGAAACTAGTTCCGTTATCTCTTGAGTTTTCATTAGCTTCTTCAAATGTATTGTTGTCACCCTTTAATTCATATTTAAATGAAGGAGTTACAGCAGTTACAGCAGTCATTAAGTCTCCTGTAAACGTTGCACCACTTAAAAGAGCACCATCATAGTTTATGAAGTAAACAGCTTTAAGTCCACCAACAGATGTCTTACATGCTTCTTTTCTTCCTAGTGTGATATCACAGCTCATATTATTTAAGTATTATATAATATAACCCCCCTTATATTAAAGAGGGGCATATTAAAGATTATTATTATTTATTTATCTAATGATTATGCGTAGAATACTACTTCAGAACCGATTGCATATTGCACAGCAGCTGTAAAACGTATTACGATTCTCACATTCTGACTTCCGTCAATGTCAGCCATATCGATAACTTTAACTTCATTCATATCAGACATAAGTCCAGTACCAAAGAATAAGTTACCTTTTTCAGCAGCTACCATTTTGTTAGCTGGCATACCATTACATACCATAAGTCTAGTTCCTTCAAAATCCATTGAAGTTTGACCTACGTGATATAAATCTTTGTAACCTAAAGCAGCTTGAGCTCTTACGTAAGCTCTTGCAGAAGATTGTGAGATGTATATAGATAATTCATCATTACCATAAAGCTCAGCTGGAATAGCATCAATTACTTTTCCTAGTTCAGCGATAACGTTAGATGCATCGATAGTTGTACCAACAACGTCTAATACGTCAGCATCAGCAGCAAAAAGTGCTAAAAGACCATCGTATTCACCAGCGTTAGCATCAGCTCCGTTCCATATGTTTTGCTCGTTTTTCGCAGCTACTTTAGCAACAACGTGTGCTAATAAGTAATCTTGAAAAGTCTTTGGTAAGTTGTCATGTGCTGACATTCCCATAGAGATAGCATCCCAATCTGATCTAAAGTCTTTCTTACATAGAGCAAGATTTACTTGAAATTCTTTTGGTTCGATACTTCTTTCTGCTAAAGTAACAGAAGATGTTGCATCAAAATCACATGATCCATCAGCGATTAAATCACCAACAGAAAGCTTTCTTAATACTTGTTTAAATTTAATGTTTGGTTTAACTTCCATACCACCTTTTTCGATAGTGTTAGAAGATAAAAGTGCTGCCGAGATAAAAGACGCTGCTTTTTCTCCAGCATAAGTAGTTGTAATACTTGTAGTAGTTGCCATAATTTTAGCTTTTTTGTTTAATTGTTATTATTATTATTATTTATATTTTAACTGAATAATTTATTCCAGACGATGTCTTTAGTGGAATTACCTTTATTCGAAGGTACATTTAAATGATTAAAGTTAGCTTTAACTTCTGACTCAGGAGATATTGCTATAACCTCAGCTTCTGCTTCAACTTCTTCTTTAACGATGATTTCTTCAGCAGATAACTGTTGAGGAACATCTTTCTTAGGATTCATGTTCTCTAATAAATCTGCTAATGCAGAGATTTCAGCACTTAATCTTCCTAGTTCTTCTTTAGATGCGTATTCTTCTTTAACTGCTTCAACTACAGGAGCTTCCTCTACAGGTGCTTCTTCTGCTAGTTCAACTTCAGTTTCTTCAGATACTTCTTCAGATAATTCAACTTCAGTTTCGATTACTTCTGATGATAAATCTTCAGATATAACTTCTTCTTCAGTTACTTCAATAGCTGATACTTCTTCGTTTAATTCTAAAGTTTCTACGTTGTCCTCTTGAGACACCTCAATAGCTTCAACTTGTGGAGCTTCTTCTAGTTTAACTTCTTCCTTAACTTCTGAACCTACAGCTGATAACAAAACCTCTTTGAATTTTGCTATGATTTCTGTTGCTTTCATATTTATTATTTTATAATTAATATAACGCAGAAAAGGTGAAAGTGTTTGGTTTTCACCCCTCTATGTTAAACATACTCTATGTTATTGCTTGTCCTGTTGAAGTCCTTGCATGTAGATTAGCTAATCCGTTATTCTTAGCTACTATCTCTTGGTTAACTATCTCACCAGTCATAGGCTTGTATTCTATTACTATTATAGCTTTATTTCTATAGTCATAGTTAAAGTTAGTAGTCATACTACCCATTAAAGGCAAATACTTAAACCTAGTCTCTTCTGCTTTATATGTATTATCTACAGTAAAAGTCTGACCATTAAAAGTAACACTATATGTTAATTCTTGATCATCTATCTCTAAGTTATCTATTACCCTTTGATTAGAATAAGTACCACTTAACGTAGATTTATATAAAAACTTACCTACAGCATAAGGCTCATCATCAGTTCTAAAATCAAGATATGAATTAGAACTATTATTAGATGTTATAGCCCAACCATCATTAAGCATATCCTGAGCTTCATCTACAGCCACTTGAAATGCGTTAATTACTTGAATTGATCCACCAGGATTATTACCTACATATTGTTTACCTTGCATAGTAGCATTTACGTCAGCTGGGCTATTATAAATGTTATTACCTAAGTATACTTGTTTTTTCCATTTAGATGGATCAGAGAACCCTCTAAATCCTTCTACACCACTATTCCAAGCATAATGATGTGTTACTACACCACTAGTTACTTTAGTTATCATAGGAATGTCTGTAATAGGATCAGGTTTAACG